ATTACGAATTATTTTTAACAAGGTTCTGCCTATTGTGTTATGTATGAAGAACGAACAAAAACACCAATTGATCAAGTTGTAATAGTTGTCGCAGTAGATGGTGAAAGTCCTCAAGTATTTATAGAAAAGAGAGACAATTGGATATTATCTACACAAAAAAAGATAAAGTTATACGGAGAGTATTATGATAAAATATCTTAGTTTATTGGTGTTTGTGTTATATGTTAGTTGTGGTACTATGTCATGGGGAGAACAAGACATAACAAAGCTACATAAAATGTTTGAAAAAGATGAAGTAGCAAATGCACAAAAACCCATTGTATGTCAACACCCCGATTATGTTGTACAAGTTCTCGCAGATGAATGGGGAGAGCAACCAATCATGTCATGGAATAATGTTTCTGTACGTGAAAATGGTGAACTTATGAAAACTACCATAGCATTTGGTTTGAACAAAAAAACTGGTACATGGAGTTTAGTAGAGTTCATAGATGAAGATTGGGCTTGCTTTATTGGTAATGGTTGGGGATTAGACATTTATACAGATACTGGTGAAAAAATGTTTAAGTTTTGACTTGACTTTTAACGAATCATATGATATAAATAAAGAGTTCGTTGAGACTAAGATGAAACTAGACTGGACATGGGGGCGGTACCCATCACCTCCACCAAGAGTACTTGCTCAGTTCAACGCCTTCGTAGCTTCACAAGAGACAGTTCTTGAGACAGTTCGATGAAGACAGAAGTGGTAAGACACTTTAGAGTTTTTTGATAGTGGCGTATCAACAAGTATTCCTGTGGGGGCGAAATAGGATCGACAGGTAGGTAGTAGGTTAGTGGAGAACATTAAACTAAATGCAAACGATGATTTTGCACCTGTGGATTACGCACTAGCGGCTTAATCGCACCGAGTTTTGAGAGTGTACTTGGGAACAGAAACACTCTCACAGAATTTGCGAGTGTAGTATAATGGCATTATGTTTGGTTACCAACCAAAAGACAGAGGTTCGAATCCTCTCATTCGCTCCAAGATTTACTCTGACGGGAGTAAATGTGGTGCAAGGAAGAGTCCTGATGACAAGAGGGACGAACTTGACTACTTAGGGGTGGTACCCAGGATTTGAAGAATGAATACTTAGAAATAAGGGCTAGTTTAACAAGTTCACATCATCATACCAGATGAAAGTAGGTTCTGGCATAAATGGAAGATATGCTATCTTGTGATGTCAGTTGAGGGTAAAAGCGAGTCCCTCCCACACTAAATATCAAAAGAGTGTCAGTTACCTCTGATACTCTTTTTTTATTATAAATACTACTAGATTGTATTATATTATTACGTATCGTGACATTTAAGATTGTTTCATTATAATCGTTTTAATTAGTCAAGGTAAAGTAATGATAGATCCAGTATCGGCAATGGCTGTAGCAGGCACTGCATTCTCAGCAATCAAAAAAGGCATACAACTCGGTAAAGATGTCGAGTCTATGTATGGTGATATTGGTAGGTGGATGGGTGCAATCTCTGATGTTAATCAAGCAGAGAAAGATGCAAAGAATCCGCCATTCTATAAAAAAGTATTTAATGGTTCATCAATAGAAGAAGAAGCGATGAACGCCTTTGCCGCCAAGAAGAAGGCAGAGGAGATGGAATATGAACTCAAACAATATATTATGTTTACTCATGGGGCATCTGCATGGGACGAACTGATTCGTATGCAAGGTAAGATTCGTAAAGAACGTCAACAGATGATTTATGCAAGACAAAAGCAAAGAGAAAAAATAATTAATATTATAATATGCACTATAGGTATTGGACTTATAGTAGCATTATTAGGTTGGTTCGCATGGTTCGTTTTTCAAACAAGTTACTTATTCGCAGGCTTTCGTTAATACTTTCAATTAAAGTTATTTTATTACTATCATTTCTCATTCCAAACTATGCTTGGGGTGATAGATTCGGTAACGAAAATAAAACGCCTAATATAATACAATGCTTCTCATGTTACTTGAAGAAGTTCAGTGACTGGACATGGGAACAAGAAAAGAGATTAGGCAAAAGAGAAGATCCTAAGTATATAACATGTAGACGATATAAAAGAAAAACTGCTAAAAGCGGAGAGCAAGTCTGTATCTACAAAGGTGCAAACAATACATATACATTAGTAGTCGAGGGGCAATGTCCCAATGAATACCAATGCAAGTATGATCCACATGGTGAAGAACCTAATATTGATAGTGTAGTTGACTCATTAAACGATAAGTTTAAAAAATAACTTGACAATCAACAACCAATCATATAAGGTGTAACCATGTTATTAGAAACAGCATTTATATGTCTAGCACTCAATACTTACCATGAGGCAAAGAATCAATCATTGGTAGGACAGATTGCTACGGCACAAGTGGTTATGAATCGTGTTGCAGATGATAGATATCCTAGCACAATTTGTGAAGTAGTCAAGCAAGGTCCAACACGTCCTTCTTGGGAAGATCCAGCTAAAGAATATCCAATTAAACACCGATGCCAATTTAGTTGGTATTGCGATGGTAAACCTGATGTTCCTAAGAATGAGAAAGCATGGAGAAAAGCACAAGATGTTGCATTTCTAGTTTTATATAATAAAATAAACTTAGATGTAACAGAAGGTGCTACACACTATCATGCAACATATGTACGTCCTGCATGGGCTAAAACTAAAACTAGAACAACAAGAATAGAAAAGCATATTTTTTATAGATGGGAAAAGTAAATGTCTCTTGAAATTATGAACGTGAGTAAGTTCTCTAAGATTATTGAAGAAGTTGTTATTGATAAAAAGATACCATACATGGACGCTATTGTCTGGTATTGTGAGAGAAATGAAATGGAAGTAGAAGTTGCCGCCAAGCTTTTAAACGGTATTATAAAAGCAAAGATTGAAGCCGAAGCAATTGATTTAAATTTTCTATCAACACCGAAAGGTTCTAAACTACCTATATGAACGGACTTGAAGCATATGGCTCTTATCTAGCAGTACGTAATCATTTCAAAACAGACTATGATTATTTTAAATATAATGGTAAGATAAAAGTAAATGAAGATAAGTTTCGTACTCGTAGAGATCATTACCAGTTTGAGAAAATGGCACGTATCTACGATAGAGAGAAGTTTGTTCAATATCTCGTTGCTAACTTTGTGAATGAAGAAGATTATGTATTTGGTACGTCACAAGGACGTGCAATGATGAATCACAAGAAGTGGCAAAAGAATATAGAATCATTTAACTATCAGTTCAAAGAAGATATACAAACTTTGAAAGAATATCACCCACAGTTTGACTCATTGTTTATTATAGGTGCAGACGGTGAAGTACACCCGTTTGCATTCAAACTGTATTTGAGAGACAAGATAAACATAAATACTCTAGCAGTATTAAATAAATTGATTAACTATAGTGGTGTTTGGAGTAGACAAGAAAACACTATGCTTAACGATTTTGTTTTTATACTAAAGAAATATACTCCATTCCTTTATAGTTATGTCAATGTAGACGAGACTAAATGTAAACAAACTATATTGGAGGTTTTCAATGAATCATGAAGTAGAAAAATATGTGGGCGAACTCAGAGAGTTACGTGAGCAAGTTGAGACAATGAAGCTACGAATTAAAAACTTAGAAACTGAGTTAGAATGGAGAACTAAATATGGAGACTATATGTCACATCAAGCTAACATTAATGCTTCAGTACATAATTATAGTTATAATCGTCCTAAGGATAAATTTAAATTAGGTACTTGACATATATTAGTTTGTTATGTTATATTAGATACATTATATTATGATTCGAGTGGACAAAATTAAATACACAAATATACAGGAGATACGCTAATGGCACAATCATTCGCCGCCTTAAAAAAATCTCGCTCAAGTTCTTTGAGCAAGTTAGTCACCGAAACAGCAAAAATAAATGCACCAGCGGAAGGTTCAAACGAAGACAATCGTTTCTGGACACCCTCTGTTGATAAAGCTGGTAATGGCTATGCAGTAATTCGTTTTTTACCTGAACCAAAAGGTGAAGACTTACCTTGGGTTCGTGTGTTCTCACATGGCTTTCAAGGACCATCTGGTAAATGGTACATCGAAAACTCACTTACAACTTTCAACGAAAAAGATCCAGTAAGTGAATACAATAGTTCTTTGTGGAATAATGGTACAGATGCTGGTAAAGAGCAAGCACGAAAGCAAAAGAGAAGACTTTCTTACATAGCAAATATCTATGTAGTAAAAGATCCTGCAAATCCAGAAAATGAAGGACAAGTGAAACTTTATAAGTTTGGAAAGAAAATATTCGACAAGCTTAACGAGAAAATGAATCCTGAATTTGAAGATGAAACTGCTACTAACCCATTTGACTTCTGGGAAGGTGCAGACTTAAAATTGAAAATTCGTAATGTTGAAGGCTATCGTAATTATGATAAGTCTGAATTTGCAGAGGTGTCACCATTACTTGATGGTGATGATGCTAAACTGGAAACAGTTTACAACTCTATGTTTTCTCTTCAAGAGTTTCTTGATAGAAAGCATTTCAAAACCTACGCCGAACTTCAAGAAAAACTTGATATGGTATTAGGTTTAGCCGGTGCTACAGTTGCGCCTTCAGTAGTAACTGCTGAAGAGAATGTGGTAGAAATGCCTGTTCAGAAAGAGGCGTCAGCACCTAAGATTGAATCTTCAGATAGTGATGACGAGAACTTATCGTTCTTTGAGAAACTAGCAGAAGAAGATTAATCTTTCTTTTTCTCTCTTACACTAGGGCGTCTCACGGCGCCCTTTTTTTTAGGTAGAAAAATAATTTCGGAACTCAGATTTTACTCTAGGACCTGTTTGAAAAGATTGATTGTTTATAGCGACAGAGGTAGAGTCACCAACAGTTGTAGAGTTGTCTGTTAATCTAGTAGCACCAAAGCCCTCATCAGAAAAATTAGCTAAAGCACTTAGCATATCAGCACTACCATTACCTGAAGGAGTAGATCCTAATGTAGGTGTTGGGAGAAACACATCTTGTTTTGCTAACTTT